CCATTGTCCGTTCGCCTCCTCCATCTTCTCCTGTATTTCTCTTATGACTTCACGCAGTAATTTCCGCTTTTGTTCTACCGTTGGTTGATCTTTCCGATTACCTTCTACGGCTGGCTCTGATTGTTCAGAAGCAAATGGTCCAAACATATCCTCCAGATGTTTTACGAATTTGATGTATGACATAGATAATCTGTTTTTATCCAACGCAAAGGACACACCATCTGCATATCCCCGGAAACAGAAATCAAAATCGTCACTCCCACCACCGGAATATCCGTTTGGTGCCAGGTATTGCTGTACGCTCTGCGCACGTTCTTTGTTTGTCTTACAGGTATTACAGAGCGCGATAACCTTCTTCATCCGCTCCGGCGCCCATTTCACATATCTGGCAATCATTTTTCTTGCGATTTCCTCTTCCATTTCCAAATGGTTCTTTCCGCCAGCTTCGGAAGCATCGTCTTTACCATACAGAACCATGCTTTCTTCATACGGCACATAGGTTTCCGTGTCAGAGTTTGACACCGGGGGATTCTCCTTTTCATTCTCTGCGTCCTCTATTGCCACGGCATTCCACATAGACTGAATCGCCACTGCCAGATAGAACCATTCAAATTTCCCTATCAGATGCTTTGCATCATACAGTCGGATACACCCATCCTGAAATTCAATATGTCCTGCCTCCATATCGCGGATATGAAAATAGTAATCACTCTTCCCATACCTCTTTTGGATTTCATGCGGAGAAGCCGTTACATCCATCACCCGTTTTGCAAAATTTTCCAGTAACCAGCCCTTTTCTTTTCTGATAAACTGCTTGGCAAAAACATTCAAAAGTTCCCGTTCTTCTTCCGTCGGTTTTCTGATACGATCCGGTTCCTCCGGGATTGCATCCTGTGTCAAAGTTTGACACGATTTTGTCTTTTTATATTCTGCAATCGCAGCAACCGTAAGCTCTTCCATTTTTAACAGTGTTTTCTGATCTTCTTCCTCAAGATGTGCAAGTTCATTTGCCACTGCCGTTTTGATATCCCCGGAGCGATAAGCTTCCATGCCCTCTGCGCAAAGATGATGGTATATGTAATTGTAATTCTGCACAGATGTCTCACCGGTCTTTAATTCTTTGGCAATACGTCCCCGGAGTGCCCGTCCTTTCAATTCCTCACTGCCCGGAAGATGCGGAATAATTTCCGATAACCTCTGGACTTCCAGCATTTTTTCATACCCGGTCTTTTCACGGTAGCTGTTGGTCGTGATTAAAAGGTATTCGGCTCTCCAATCGTTTGCCTTTTCTACATGGCATGGCACCATTGCGTATTGGGTAAGCTTTCTGTCTTCCACCAAACGTTTTACCGCCTCCAGCCGTCTATGTCCCGCCAACAATTCATACTGGTCTGCATCCTGCTGGCGGACAACCAGCGGCTGCAGAATACCTCCGGCAAGTTCAATCGCATCCGCCTGTTCTTCGATATCTTCCTGGCGGTAGAACTGCATTTTACTCGGATGGATCTGCGAGTAATGGATCATAGCCACCTCGTAGTGCCCTTTTTCCTTTGGCTGCCTGATCGAACCGTTATTCTTTAAAATTGTACTGATATCCGCCATCGCTTATTTCTCCATTTGCAAAATGAGGTTGGTAAGTTCCTGATAGTCGCGGGTTGCCGCGTCGAACCGCCGATGTTTTGACAACGGCTTACGCGCTTCGATCGATGTGTTGACCGATTCCCGGTAGCGTACAATCTTTGACAGTAACGGATAATTGTATTTTTCGATCATTCCGCTCAAAAGCCGGTCCTGTGAAGCCCGTCCAGCATATTTGCTGATGAAAATATGGTACTCTAAGCCGGGATTATATTGGTCTTTGATCTGCTTAATGTAGTCATCTAAGATAATCAGCCCATTTCTCCCATAGCCGTCCAGCTCGAACGGAACCAACAGTTCATCCGCCGCGATCATGGCTGCAATGGTATGCAGCTGCATGGAGGGGTGGCAGTCAATAAACACATAATCGTATTTCTGCCGAACCTGCTGCAATGCTTCTTTGAGACAATCCGCTTCCCCAACGGCTTCCTCCATCTTGGATGACCCTTTGACGATATCGAGGCGGTCATACTTGGTCCGATAGATGCATCTGCCAATCTTAGCCCCCGCAAAAAGATCGGCAAGCGTATAGGTATTGTCATTCACCCGGGCAAACATATACGTTGCGTTTGCCTGCGGATCGGCGTCGATCACCAGGACCCGATATCCTTTTGCGGACACATTATAGGCAAGATTGACCGTAGTTGTCGTTTTCCCCGTCCCACCTTTGTAGCTTCCAATAGCAAATACTTTCATAGCAAAATCTCCTTTTCTTCAGCGATCACTTTGATCTTTCTTTTTCCGTATGTTCTTGTAATCTTTCATCAGCTGATCCCACGTCATCCCCTTTTGGAGTTTCTGCAGGTGCAATATTTCTGTATAGCTTAACTTTGATTCATACGCTGTCCGAATCATTGAAAAAGCCTCTTCCCTCCATCGGGATAACGTACTGATACTAATATCCAATGCCTCTGATACTTTTCCCCAGCCAACCTTGTCCTGGTACAGCATCCGCAATAATTCGTGATACTTATAGGGCAGTACCATGTAGCAAAGATGCAGCCGCCGTACATTATCCGCTTTTTCTGTCAGGTCAAGGATCGCTTTTTTTAACTCATCGCAATATTCCTGTTCCTGATGGCTTTTTATCTTTATCATATCCGACAGGTCGCTCTTAGCCCCGCTATATCCAACACTCCCATAGACGGTACTTTTATATGCTGCGTAACGGTATATGCTCTGGTTCAGGCATTGATATTCCTCATTCATACTCCGTAGCCTTTCGTCGATGGCATCCATTATCTGCGGATATAGCCGGATAACATCAATAATTTCTTCCCTCGAGATCATAGGACTCTCCTAACCTTTGACCAAAATACAATCTTGACAATTTTTCACATATTTGCTATGGTTTAAGAGGGTGGGAAGAATTGTTAAGATTAACTCTCAACCTTAGAGAATACCGTTCTGTTTCTGGGATTTGGCCGGTATTCTCTTTTTTTGCTTCCAACTCTTTTTCTTTTTCCAACAATTTCGCTCCTTTATTCCTGACTAATCACAATAATTTTCTCCGCTACGGGACATATTCTGGAAATCTCAACCGCTGAAAATTCTGGCACTGATTTCCGTGCGTTCCGATCGGTGAGCTGTTTACGATATTTGTCATAATCAATCAGGGCAAAAATATTGACTCGAAGATCGCCGCTATCCAATACCGCATATCTTCCATAACGATCCGTTTCTTTTCTTACCCCATCAATCAGTCCTCTCAAATGCCGTGGCGAGCATTCCATCATTTGCTGCAGCTGCTTCACAGATAGATAGAATCCTTTCGTATTCTGTGAAATAAGTAACTGTTCATCTATCTTCTTCATCTATTTCTCCTTTCCGAACGGTTATGTTGCAACCGGTTCCTTCTCTTTGTTTTCCCACTTGCTTCTTTCCTCGGCTTTACCTGCAGCTTTTCCTTCGATATAAGCCGACATTACCATGATAGCCATTGACTTTTCTTCCAAGTTCTCAGTTTCCATGTATTCCTGAGCGATCTGCTCAATAATTTCTTTTTTTTCATTTCTTGTAGCCATTCATTTTACCTCCTTTTTCCTATTTGCGAACTTTTATGTTGATTTTTTTTCGTGACAGTGGTATTGTAATAATCAAAGAAAATCATAGGAGGTGTTTTTATGACGCAAGGAGAATGCGTGAAAAAAATAAGAAAGACCCTTTCTCTCACTTTGGAAAAATTTGGCGCACGCATTGGCGTTGGTAAATCTACCATTTCCGATATCGAAAATAATCGTAGGTCTCTTACCGAACATATGGCAAAGTCTATCTGCCGTGAATTTGGTGTCAACTATACATGGCTTACATCTGGTGAAGGGGAAATGTTCATTGATAATGATGATGAGTTTATGGCTCGAATTGACCGTATTATGGCTGGTGAAGATGAAGCCAGGAAAAATCTGTTTAAATTAATGCTGGAATTGGACGATGAAGATATCACTGCTCTTCACAATCTGATGAAAAAAGCCATCCATTTTTCAAAAGAACATTTTGACGCTTCTAAAAAAAAAGACTCTTCAGCTCCTTCTGTTACATTGAATGCTGCACATGACGAAGGGGCAACAACTGAGCAGAAAGAAGCAGCCGATGCTATAATGATGGATGACAATGAATGGAACTAACGAGGTGATCGATTGACATACGAAGCTTTACTGGAATATGCAGACACTCAAAATTTGATTGTAAGAGAAAAATATATCCCTGGATACGCTGGACGGATTTACGATAATCGAATTGCTATACACAAAGATATTAAAACCCAATCAGAAAAAGCCTGTGTTTTGGCTGAAGAACTTGGACACTATCACACAAATTATGGGGATGTTTTAGATCAATCGGATATACGAAATCGTAAGCAAGAATATAAAGCGCGATTATGGGGATATAACATGCAAATTGGATTACTTGGTATCATTCAAGTATTCGAACATGGTTGTCATAACCTTAGCGAAGCAGCTGAATTTCTCAACGTACCTGAAAACTATTTTATCAGCGCCATTGAATGTTATAAACGCAAATACGGACTATATGTCAATGTAGATAATTACACTATTTTTTTTGATCCTGTACTTGCGGTGTATAAAGCACTTTAATTCTCACATAATTTTGAATTTCAGTTAAGAAGTTATATCAGGCAGATGACTTCGGTTGTCTGCCTTCATTCGATACAATAATATATTTACCCGGGCAGCCGAACAGGCGGCAACTCTCTATCCGTTCCGAGTATGATCGGAAGGAGGAGATGCTTATGAGTACATATGAAGAATTTATGATAATTCTGACAACTGCCAGTCTAATCGTTGCGATTCTGAATCTGCACCATAAAAAATAGCCGTTCTGCTCCCTGAGAAAGATTAGAACGGCTATTTCGTGATAAGATTTCACCGGGACGGGTAGCGTGCACCTACCCTGTCGGCTGTCTTAGTAAGTATATTATAAATCAATATTTTTTATTTGTCAATTTGACAATAATGTACTTTATAAGCAGAAACCGCTCCGTGCGCCAACACAAATGCGGTTTCTGTCTGCCCTTTGATGGCATCAAAGAACACTTGACACTATCATGATACCATCATCTGGGGCAGCTACGCAATGGGAACTTACGTTCTCCAAATCGAAGCTTATGAAAGGATGATGATTTTATGTGGGTTGAAGAATTATCAAATGGAAAATTCCGATATGCGGAACGCTATTTAGATCCGCTTACCGGGAAGCAGAAGAAAGTTTCTGTGACATTAGACAAAAACACAAAACAGATGCACAAACTGGCTACCAGCATCTTAAACCAAAAAATTGCTGAAAAACATTTGCCAACAGAAAGAAAAATTACTTTAGCTGAAGTAATTGAACTGTACCGCGAAGAACAAGAAAAGACAGTAAAGGCGTCCACATGGAAAAGAAACTATTATACTTGTGAAACTATTAAGAAACTTCTTGGTCCTGATACTTTGCTGTCCAGCTTAACAGCAAATTATATTCGAACAAATTATTTGGCATCAGGCAAACCTCCTGGAACATTAAACGAGAGTTTGATTCGCCTAAAAGCCTTGTTACGTTGGGCGTATCGTAATGAATATCTTGGATCGACAGAATGCATTGATAGACTGGAACGCTTTAAGGATATTCCGCATGTTCAGAAAATTGAAGATAAATTCTTAGAGGCAAAAGAAGTTTTAATGTTGCTTGACTCAATGACTGTAAAACAATGGAAAGATTTGACAGCATTTCTTGTATTATCTGGTCTTCGTTTCGGTGAAGCTGCAGCATTACAGCGTTCTGATCTGGATATGGAAAAAAGAATTATCAAAGTCACGAAAACATTTGATAAAATAAATAATATCATTACATTACCAAAGACACGTACTTCTATCAGAAATGTGTATATGCAAGATGAGCTATTTACTCATTGTCAGTACCTTTTAAGCTCTTCTTACTTTTCATCGAATGTTGTTAAAATGAATCCGGGAAATTTGCTATTTATACCCCAGAAGAAAAAATGTATCGACATAGACGTATACGCAGCATACTTAAAGGATTGTTCCAGGCGTACATTAAATCGAGAAATAACGCCTCATGTTCTTCGGCACCCGTATGTCAAGCCCACGACAAAAAAATTTCTATCTTTTTTCAAATTTGAAATGGCGATTTCTCTTAGGGCTTTCCTGTGCTTCGCGCTTTTGCTCGGCATTAAGGAAGGCCCTCAACTTGTGCCTTTCATCCGGTAAAACACATGCAAACACTTGGTTGCCGATTCTACAGTAAAACGCCGCTTTCATTGCCTGTTCCCCTGTTTGCTGAAATGTTAAAGACATCCTGCATTTTATAGACTATCTCGATCCGGTTTCCAGGAAACACATACACCTTGTCAATTAAGGCATCAATCAGTGATTGTGTCAGACTGTCGGCCCCGGAAACTTCCCTTATGATTTCCCGCCGCTTGACTTTGACCTCATAGTCTGCCTGGGCCTGTTTGGTCTGTGCCGCTGCCATTGTGCAGACATTCTTCACTCGGACCAGCTCTGCGTCATATCTGGCTTTCTGCTCTTTGTAAGTGCCCAGGTCGATCTCACCAAGGGCAAACTGCTCATAAAGCTGCCGTTTGGCATCCTGCAAAACCTGAACTTTCTTCTCATATTCTGCTTGCTGAATAACCTGCAAATCAAGGTTGTCTTTGCCGTCTCCATCAACCCCCAGCACGGTATCTACCTGTGCCCGGATGATCTGAAATACAGCCGTTTCCAATTCCTCCGCCTTGACCGACATACCATGACAAGCAAAATCCGTGTTTACCTGGGAGTGCCGACAATAGAACTTCGGATATTGTGTAGTCCGTGACAGTGCATGGTCGCAGCAGCCGCAGAACACTTTCCCGCGTAGAGGGTAATCATGCTGCTTTTTGTTTGGGATAGAAAAGCGGCGTATGCCGGCTTTTGCCTGCTCGAATAACTCTTTGCTGACAATCGCCGGATGGTGATCCGGTATCTTGTACCATTCGCTTTCATCTTTCAGCCTTATGCGGTGCCCGCCGATCTCGGTAACAGCCCGCTTGCCTATGACATAGGTGCCGATATAGCGTTCATCCTCCAACATACGCAGGACGGTTGAACTGCTCCATGTTCCATGCGTCCGCGATACATCATAGAAGCTCTGTCCCTTGCTCTTGCGGTATTCTCCAGGTGTGGGGATATTCCGCCGGAACAACTTCCTGGTAATCTCCGCCGCTGTGGTTCCCTCGGCAGCCCACCGAAAGATCAGGCGGACAATTTCAGCCACATTCTCGTCAATCTCCATACGTCCATCCGCGCTTTTCCGGTACCCATAGGGGCAAATCTTGCTCTGGTACTCGCCGCGCTGCATTTTTGCGTATTTGGCGGTTTTCGTCTTGACCGACATATCCCGGCTGTAGCACTCACTGATAAGATACTTAAAGGCCACATCAATGCCCCCGGTATCTCCCTTGAAATTGATGGTGTCAAAATCATCACTGACAGAGATAAACCGCGTATGGTACAGGGGAAATACCCGCTCAATGAAATATCCGGTCTCAATGCTGTTACGGCCAAAGCGGGAAAGGTCTTTCACCATGATACAGTCGATCTTTCCGGCCTGAACCATTTCCAAAAGCTCCTGAACGGCAGGACGCTCAAAATTTGCGCCGCTGTGCCCGTTGTCTACAAACTCCAAAACCTCGGCCCGGTCCCATTCCGCCAGCGACATGGCGTGTTCCCGCAGGATCGCCCGCTGGTTGGGAATACTCATGCTTTCGGTTTTTGTGTCCTCCAAAGAAAGACGGATATAAAATGCGATTACAAATTTCTGCATTGTTCCACCGCCTTTCCATATTCCTCAAATTCACTCTTGAAGCGGAAGCTCACACGGATTTCCTTGTCATGGGTAATCTCGATCCTCTCAATCAGCCTGTCAATCAGGGCAGCGGTCAGGGTATGATCTTTTTCCAGGACTTTTGCATCCTGTTCCAGCTCCTTATATTTGGCAAGCTGAGCGTCCATGACGGCAAGCCCGTTTTCCAAAGTGCTGATCTCGTCAGAGAGTTTGGCAATGGCTGCTTCATAATCCTTTTTCATGGTGAAGTATTCTTCACTGGTAAGCACTTTCTGCACGAAGTTCTCATAAAGACCACGGACAAAACGGCGGTTCCTATCAATTTCCTGCTTCTTTGCGGAAATGCCCGCTTTCAGATCATCACGCTCTTTCTTCCGTTTTACCTCTGCCTCTAAGACAAAGGAATAATTACCTAAAGCAACCGTCAATTCCTGCTGCAATATGGCAACAACAGAATCGAGCAGATCCTTTTCGGTGACGGAAACACCCAGGCACCCGTTCTTGTCTACACGGCTTTTGGTGAGACAATGGAACAGGTAAACATCCGACCCTTTCTTCCGCTTATTGCGCTGCCGATGGAGGCTGCCGCCACAGTGGGCGCAGAACACTTTCCCCTTAAAGATGTTCGGGGTATAAGGGTCAACCTCATGTGCCTTGCTTTCTTCGCACACCTGCCTGCGGTATGCCTTTACTGCCTCAAAAACTTCATGGCTGATAATGGCCTCATGGGTATTGGTGGCGATAATCAGGTTATCCTCGTCTGCCTGTACCTGCTGGTGGTCCACAATTTTTGTCTTGCCCTGCACCAGATCACCGGTATAAACTTCACTGTCCAGTATCTTTGCAACCGTGCGGGTCTGCCATTTGCCGGAGCCGACCAGGTTTTCATGGGTGATCTCGCCCGTGGCACGTTTCCGGTGGCTGGGCGTCTGTATGCCCTGTTCGTTCAGCCTGCGGGCAATATCATTCAGCCCTACATGCTCATAAGCCCACTGGAAAATCTGAAATACAACCTCGGCGGCCTCCGGGTCAATGAGCAGTTTATGGCAGTTCTCCGGGTCTTTCCGGTAGCCATAAGGGGCCCGTGCGCCAATGTATTCACCGTCTTTCATGGCCTGCCTTGCCTGGGCTTTGATCTTGCGCCCAATGTCCAGCGCATAGGCTTCATTTATCATGTTTTTCAGGGGCAGCATAATACCGCCGTGAAGGTTGCTGGCATCCGCTGTGTCAAACTGGTCTGTTAGGGCGATAAAGCGTATCTGATGCGCCCGGAAATACTGCTCGATATAGTAGCCGGTATCAATGGAATTGCGTCCCAGCCGGGACAAATCCTTTACGATCACACAGTCGATCAGCCCGGCCTCAATATCAGAAAGCATCTGCTGGAAACCCGGACGGTGGAAATTGGTGCCTGTAGCGCCGTTGTCCACATAGGTGTTGTAAACAACAAATTCCGGCCTTCCTGCCAGAAAGTTTTCCAGCACCAGCTTTTGGTTCTCAATGGAATGTCCGCGCTTTTTGTTATCCTCCACGGACAGCCGGATATAAAGGGCGGTGCGGATATAGAGGGAAGTATCGCACACCGGCGTTGCCGTCTGATTCTTTCTGCTCTTTCTTGCCATTTATCCCACCATCCTTTCCTTGAACTGCACAACGGTCTCCGCCGCCTGCTTTGCGAGCTTTAATGCCTTCTGGTATTCATCCTGATAGTTGAATTCAATATGTAGGTCATTCTTTCCCAAAACTGTAATGCTACGTATAAGCTGTGCCACCACCCGGCGGTCCAAATCCTCCAGAGTGGAGAACTTCATAAAATGGGCCATCCAGCGGTTGCGCTCGCTCCGGTTTTCCAGCACATCGGTCAGCTTTTCGTTCAGCTCGGCAATGGCCTGTTTCAGCAGGTCAATATCCGCATTGTACTTGCGCTTATAAGAAAGAAATTCCTCTTTCGTCAAAATGCCGCTGACAAGGTTCTCATAGAGCTTTGTCTTGAAGCCCTCAATCTTTGCCATGCGTTTTTCATTGGCGGCGATCTGCCCAGCATATTCCTGGGCCAGCTCCCGGTTGATCCGTTCCTGGCTGATACCTGAGAGAAGGGCATCCAGGGAGGCCACATTGTCAATATGGCCTTTCAGACTGTCCCGGACACACTCAATCAAATCTTCCTCTTTGAGCATGACGGAACCATTGCAGCCGCCTTTCTTTCCTGTCGGGCAGTAGTAATAGTGATACTCCCTGCCTTTGTAGTGGTTGGTTTTCCGGGTCATCCGGCAGCCGCAGCACCCACAGATCAGAATACCGGAAAACAGGTACACCTTATTTTCCTTTGGGGAAGTCCGGGTATCGATCCGCTTGATCCTCTGTACCAGGTCGAAGTCGTGCCGCTCCACAATCGCTTCATGGGTGTCCTCCACCCGAATCCATTCATCTTCCGGCTTGTTTTCCCGCTCCTTTAATTTGAAGTGGGGTGTGGTCTGCCGGCCCTGCACCAGCGTACCCGTGTAGGTTTCGTCCTGCAAAATACGGATAATGGTCGTTGCCGACCAGCGACAGTCCTTTTTATCTGTATATCCTCCCTTTGCATGGGGCATCCCCTGGCTCCTTTTATATGCCAGCGGGGAGAGAATACCCAGCCGGTTCAGCTCATTTGCAATATGTGCCGCACTGAACCCCTCCAGGCGTTTCCTGAAAATGTCCTGTACCACATTGGCGGCATACTCGTCAACCTCCAGGCGCTTGTGCTTGTCACCGGTCTTGATGTAGCCATAGACAGCGAAAGCCCCGACAAAATCGCCGCTGCGCCGCTTCACATCCAGGGCGCTCCGGGTCTTAATGGAAATATCCCGGCTGTACGCCTCATTCATTATGTTTTTTACGGAAACGGTCAGATCGTCGCCCGTGTCATTCAGGGTGTCCACATTATCGTTGATCGCAATAAAGCGTACCCCATAGGCAGGAAATACCCGGCGCATATAGCGCCCTGTTTCAATGTACTCACGTCCCAGCCGGGACAGGTCCTTGACAATGACACAGTTGGCTTTGCCTTCCTTGATAAGTTCCATCATTTCCTGAAATGCTGGCCGGTCAAAAAGGACTCCGCTGTAACCGTCGTCAATCTTTTCGTCCACAACCTCAATCTCCGGGTGCTGGACGATATAGTTATCAATCAGTTTTCTTTGGTTCGCAACACTGTCGCTTTCCGTTGATTTGTCATCCGTATAAGAGAGACGGATATACTTGATCGCTCTGTAAACCTGCATACAAAAACACTCCTTTCGTCGCGGAAAAATCCCGCAATTCAAGGAGTGCAGTTCGTACATTCGTTATTCAATTCCTTTTCCCAAGAATATTATAACGCTCCCCGCGGGAAAAAGCAGCCCCCAATTCAAAAAAATTTACCGTAAGACGCCCTGCAAACATTCTTCCAGTGTAGCGCCGCCCTGGGCGAAGCTGGCCCGGACAGTAAACTTGCCACACTTGAAGCAGTAGGGGTCTTTGATCTGCCGGACAAACTCGGCGATCCGTTCTTCTCTGGATAAGTCTTTATTTACTGACACATGGCGAATATCCGCCAGCGGTTCAGCAGAAATATCCTTCTGTCCTGATAAAGTATATGGTTCCTGCAT